TATCTGCAATTTTTTCAGCCAATGATTTTTTTCCATTTGCGTATAAATCTAAGGCTTCTTCAACAATATCGCTTTGCGACTTTTTTAAAGAAGCAGCCAGAGACTTTAAAGAGTTTAAAGTCTCTGGCGAAATTCGTATGTTAAGGTGTTTAGTCTTCATTTTCCAAGTCATATAAAAAATCTACAAAAGCAGATTTAGTGTTATCTGCTAAATTATGTGCTTCACCAGTTTCGCTTTGTGCATATACAATTTGTGAGGGGTCAAATCTATTAATATGGCAATACCATAAGGTATCGTCACCTGTTATGTATTCATGCAACCACCCATTTCTTGTCTTCTCAGTTCTAACATTGTTTTTAATTTCTTTTTTTGTAATTTTTGTAGTTTTCATAATTTTAATTTTAAATTAATACTCGTTTTATCTTTATCGTCTATACAAATGTACATATATTTTTTAATATGTGTAAGTTTTTAAGCACTTTTTTTGTAAAAAAAATGTTAATTTTTGTTATTTAGAATAATTACAAATAACTATTTATCTTGAATGGTTTTTATTATGGTTACTACTCCTTCTGTAGCAAATTGCTTTGCCATTAATTCGGAAAGCCGGTAAACTTCGGCGTTGAATGTTTTTGTAAATATCGTGTATTTACGGCGGCGGGTAGGCTTGCCTATGGGTGCATATTTTCCGGTGCCCATTTCAAGCATTCGTAAATAATATTTAAAAGCAAAATAAATAATTGCTTTGCTTCCGTTTGCTTCGGCGGCAATGTGGCTGGTAAAACTATTCAGTAAAGCTCCGCTGTAAATCAAATTATATTTTGCTACATTATATTCCCACTTTTCAATAACAATTTTAGCCCAACGTTCTAAATCAACATGAGCCTTTTCTGATATTTGCGATATTTCAACACTTGCAGGCAATTAGAGTATTTTTTTATTGTTGTTAATTTTTAAAACGTGAACATGTGGATTCAAAAATAAAAATTCATCAAACAATGCTTTATGTTTACGTACAAATCCGGCATTTTTTCTATTAGGAACAATATTACGGTCAAAAACATAGTTTGCGCGCATTTGTTTTTCTGAAATATGAACATCAATAAATAAATCGGGCTTAAAATGCGGGTGATTCAAAATATTGTAAATATAAACTCCTTCTATAATATAATTACCTAAATTACTAAAATTACTTGCATTAACTATATCGCGTATTAGGTAATAAGTAATTAAATCTTCGCGGTCATGATTAATATAATCATCGGTATGTATCAACTTATGTTCCGGGTATAATTCGGCTAATTTTCCGGCAAGATATGTTTTACCGGAAGTTGGCTTTCCGATTATTGCAATATTTTTATTGCTAAAATCTTTATCAAATATTTTTTTATTTACAAGTTCCATTTTGCTGCATTAAATTCGGTGCAAGTTGGTTCAAAATAAGAAAGTAAAGCCATAATTCCATAATATCCGTCTGCAATTTCGCCAATATTATGAATTGCTATATCGTTTAAGCGAAAAGTAAGCGGTATATTTTCATTGTCCATATCAAATTCAATACGCGAAATTATATCTTCCAATACCTCATTTGTATCATCAAATGCTTTATCAATAGTTTTATCAATAATTCGTGAAATAAGGAAAATAGAACCGGTATAAACTCTAAATTTATTGTCGGCAGTCTTTCCGGTAATGCTTCCATCCTTATTAAATTGCGAAACTAAAACAAAGCGTTTTGCATAACGCATTTTATCTAAAAAATCTGAATTATCAAATAAAATACGTATCGAAGAATATTCGCGGAAAAAAGCCGGTGCATCTTCGGTATGTGCTATATCTTTATGTTCTATAGCAATTTTTTTAAAATACTCGTTCGGGTCGAACATGATTATTCATTTTCTAAATTAATAATTCTCTCCACTCTCCCGTTTAAATCGATAAAAGCATCTTCGCAATCAAGAATCGCCATATCAATTGCAATATCAATTTGTGTTAAAATGGTCCTTATGCTATCATCAATATTTTTACTCCGCGATAGCAAAACTTTTTCAATGTTTTGAATTATAAACTGAACTCTATTTTTATGATAATTTTTAAAACCTTCTTTGCTTTCGTAAATTAAACCATAAAGTTTTAAACCTTTTTTTCTGCCGTAAATTGCAACATATTGCTCGCGGGTATTTTTTTCATAGGTTTTAATAATCTTAATAATTAAATCAAACATTAAATTACGTGCGGTTTGTGTATTTAGTTTTTTGACATCTGTTTTTGAAATACATTCATATGATAAATCGATACTTGATTTTATAATATTTGTAAGTAAAATACGGAATAATTCTGTTTTTTCTGGTAATATAAAATTAATGTTATTTAGCTGGTTTATATAGTACCTTTTATTGTAAAAAATAGGGTGCATCAAAAGATCATTATCCGTAATATAATGAAATACTTTTGTTATTCCGTGTGTAATCATTTTACGAAAAGTACTGTTTTTAAGCATAAATGTAAACCAGCTTAACAGGATAATAAAAAAAGTAAAAATTATCTGCCAACCAAGGGGCAAATCCTTCATAAATTCAATGTTCATAAATTCTTTAATCATGTCTTTCTTAATTCTTCGTTTTTTTCAATCATTTTAGTTAAACGGATAAATGCTTCGTATATATTCGATTCTTTAACCGCATTGTTATTACTTATATTTTCGTTGTTTAAATTTTCAATCATTTCAAAATAGGCAAGTTCGTTTGTTCCTTTTATTTTTTTATTAGAAAAAAGTTTCGGAAATTTAGAACTTAATAAATCTCTACATCCGAGGTAAAATAATAAAACGGCATACTTATATTTTATCTGTAATTTATGCATTAAATCCATATTTCCGGGTATTAAGTCCGGATTAAATTTACCCGTATCCGATTCAAAAGCATAAAGAGAAGAAATCATATAGTTTAGCATTTCTATATTTTCTTCATCGTTCATGTATGCAGCAAACGCAGGCTCAACATGTCCGAAATATTGTTCAAAAGTTACATTTAACAGTGCATTTTCAGTACCATAAATTGTTTTATTTTTTATTCTTATTTTTTTAAGTTTATTTTCAGTTAATTCCGGTTGCTCTAACAAAAATTTAAGTTTTTCGCTTATCTCCGTAATTGCAGTTACAGGCATTTTAAAAAAATCGTCCCATTTTATTCCTGTAAAATTTTGAATAATTAAAACAAAAAATGTTTCTTTCGAAAAATTACGGTTAAACAAAGAAGCAGAAAACAACAATTGGTTTGTTGTAAGCTCGTTCCAATTACCGGGAAATTGAATATTATATTTTAAAAATTTAAGATTATGCATTATTCAAAAGAAGTAATATGCGTTTCAGGATTATCAATTATCAAGGAATATCCTGCACCTTCCCATTCAACTAATTTAGTCCCAATATCGGTAATGTTACCCGCACCATCATCAGTCGCACCAAAAGCAATTACATTTGTATTTGTTCCTGAAACAGAATACTGAGTAAGATTATCAGAAACCCACTGCGCCCATTCAGGGGTGCCTGCATCAGGAATTATTATATTGTGGTATTTTAGTTGTTTACGAACTTCATTTTCAAGATTCGCATCAAAAACAGCTTTTGCATCGTTTAACTTTTTTTGGAAAAGTTGGTCGTAATAAGAAGGAATTGTAGTACTGCCCGTTTTTGTAATATTATCCAGAAACATTTTAATAATTTTTAATTTATACTGATTTAGTACAAAAATGTTTCTTTTTTTATTTTAAAGGAAGGACAAAAAAAGAGCAGAATTTATCTGCTCTCAAATTATATCAATATGTTTTTTCTTTTTTTTACTCTTAGTTATCTTTTCTCTATTTTTTTTTCTATCTTCAAGTAATTGAATGGCTTTAATATCTCCATTTTGAGCTAATTCTAATAACTTTTTGTCAATATTAAATTCAGCCAATAAAACTCCTTTCTTATATGCTCTATATATATCAGAATCTTTATTGTAAAATTCCTTTCTAAGAGTATCTTCATCAATATCGTTAATTAAAAAAACGATTCTGTCAATGTCATATGATAAGGTTCCTAACTGAGTTATCTTATTTAATATTTCTTTCTCCATTTTAAAATAAACTTAGTTCAAAATTATTTTTTATGTTTAAGAAATCCTCATTTATTTCATCATCTTTCAAATAAATATCTTTCTTAAATTTTTGTAAATCTTTCTTTATATAAAAATCTGTTTTGTAATTCCTTAATAAAGAAACAGACCTATTAATAAAGTCATACCAATCTATGTTTTTATCCATTCCTTTAAAATTATTCAATTTGCCTATTTTTACATAATTGCATAGATTTTCATCTAATATATATTTTAATAATTTAAGAGATTCATCAGGAATTATAACCGGCTCAAAACTTGACCAAGTTCTTATTCCTTCATTTTTTAATTTACGTAAAACATTTAATCTTTCAGAAGGTATAGCAGCACCTTTTTCCCATTTAAGACTTAATTTTTCATCAAAAAAAGTAAGTGTAGTTCCAACTATTATGTTTTCTCCAAATAATTTGAATAAATCTAAATCATTTAATAGTCTATTCCCGCCTTTTGATAAAATAGAAACCGGAATATTATATTCAAGAAGTATCTCTAATACAGAACGAGTAATATGTAATTCTTCTTCTAACTCATTATAAGGATCGCTTGTAAAATTAAGAAGAACCTGTTTTTTTGAATTCCTGTGTTTTTTTGCAGATTTCTCTACATCATTAAGTATATCTTTTTTTGACTTCCTTATTCCGACAGAATTATGATTATAATTATTATCAAATCGGTTAAACATATTAGGGACATAACAATAAAGACATTCATGCGAACATCCTTTGTAATAATTTAGAGCAAGCGGGCTATATTCTCTCGCTTTTCCTTTAGGTTCATAAATTTTTGACATAATTGGTAAATTTTAAATTTTAAAATAAAAATAATTTTTTCTATCAATAAAATATCCTGTAATTGATTGAACATCATAAAGATACAAATAATTTATTAATTTACCAATTAAATTTCTATTAAAAATAGATGGGATTTTTTTTATCATTTCCTTTGAAAATCCTAATTTCATTAGTAGCTTATTATTTATTCTTCCCATTCCTGAAGAAATAGCTGTAACATGAATTATGCCTTTAAAATTACTATTTAAAACTATTTCTAACTGCTCAAAAGGGATACCATAAGCATCTAAATCTATAATATCAAAATTTCTAAAATCTAATGATTTCATAAATTTAATATTATCACCATTCAAATGATAACTTTTAGATTTATTCTTTTGCTTTTCTATTTTTAATATCCTTAATTTTTTTTCTGTATGCTTTTTAACTTCATCCCATATTTTACCCTCACCCGAATAAGCATCTAATATATTAATTACAGATTTATCAGGTAAACTATCTAATCTTAATATTACTTTCTCTATAAAAAAGCTATTATCTGTTTTGCTCATTATTAATTCGATGATTGTTCAATTTCTATTCCTTCTATTTCATAAAGATTATTTAAAATTTCTAAAATTTCTTGGGATTTACTTATGTCATATGAGATTAATATATGATTCTTAAGAAAAGGTTTAGTTTTTATTTCTTTTTTTTCATAAAAGGATACAAGTTCTGTTTTTATGTCAAAAGTATTGTCGTTTAAGATGTCTTTAGTTAAATCAATATCATCAAAAAATTCATTTAATATATCTAAATCCCATTGTCCGGAATGTGTATTAGAAAGTAAATTATACTCTTTAACTTCTTCTTCTGATAAATTACGATTTGGTATTCTAACATCAATAAATTCTTCTCCTCTACCTATTATCTTAAGTGCATGTATTCTTTGATGTCCGGAAATAATAATGCCATCTAAATTAATTGCTGGTATCTCTGCTAAATTAAATTTCTCTAAACTCTTAATTAACTTATCTTTGTTTTCTTTAGTAATCTTTCTTGGATTAATAGATAAAGGAACTAAATCATTTACTTTTTTTGAAACAGTTTTCCAAATAATTTTATTTCTGCTCATAATATATCATTTTATCCAATTCATCAATCATACCCGAATAAAATTCATTCACAGGTATATGTTTTTCTTTTTTTACTTTTCCGGTAATGTCATAGAAATTAGTACCAATTTTCGTAATAACATGATTGCTGTCATAATAGGCTTCAGCATCCGGAAATATTGTTTTTAAAATTTTATAAAACCGGTAACAACTTCCGTTTAAATAAACATTTTCGGCATCAGGAAATGAATTTCTTATTGCCGAAATAATACGTAAAATACTATGTTCCGAATACATAAAATCCACTTTCAGAATTATTTTTATCTTCTACATAATTTACCGGATCATCGTAACAATCGCTCATTTTATATTCAGGGTAATCACTTGCATTTTTATTCAAATAATTTTGCAATTCTTTTAAATACCTAAGTCCTTCATTGTAATAATTCTCGTTAGGTTTACCGTATGTTGTTTCCGTTTCTTTATTTAAAGTAAGATAGCAAATGGCAGGGCGGATGTATTCATTAAGTATAAATTTATTCTTATAGCTTAATTTATCTTCTTTATATTCAGATTTTATTTTATCGAATAATTTTCTGCATAAAACAGGTAAAATCTGAGCTTTCTCTATAATAAAGATATATTTTTTTAATTCTATAAACTTGATTCTTGAAATATCTGATTTAATTGCAGTATTAAACTCAATTGAATTATTTACGAATAAATCTTTAAGAAAGGAATAATTTTTAGAGAATTTCCATTCAGGATAATGTTTTTTGTTTTCTTCTAAAAATTCAATTAATAATTCCAATCCGTCATATCCGCTTTGTTCTACACTTTTCCTGAAATTATCCACTCGCCATTGGCTTGCCGGTGCCAAGTTCTGATTTTCGGTTACGGTAAATCCTTTTTCTCCTACATTCACATTTAATTTTTCTACCGCCAAAAAATAACCGAAATTAGCAAGTGGCAAACGTACATTATCAAGTAGTTCCTTTAATCTTTCTTCGTCATTATTATCATGTACTACTTTTAATAGCAACTTATGTAGATTTTTCCCGATTATGTTTGTTGTATATTTTTCGGCTTGCAAAATGTAAGGAAGTATTGTACGTTCATTGCTGCCAATATCAACCGTTATATAATCCTGTATTTCCTGTATCGATTTGAATAAAGTATTAACTGCCATGATTTATAAGTTTACTTCTTCAACCTGATTTTTTTTATCGGTTGTATTAATTATTAAATTCGGAATTGAGAATTGAATTTCAGGTTTCCATTTATTTATTTTCTTAACAAGATACAAAAGCTTTATTAAGCGATTTCTTAATCTTGTTTGCAAAGTTTGAGAAATAGCATAAAGTTCACGTTTGTCGGTTCCGCTTAAATTACTAACCGTTTGTCCGGGTATTGGTCCTACCTGCTGCGGATGAACTCCAAAAGCAATAAAAGTCATTGCGCTTGCTTCTTGGCTGTCTTCAACAAATTTACCATCCATTTTCTTATCAATAACCGTAATTTTTATATCGGGGATTATTTCTTTTCCGTCTGGTGTGGTTTTATAATAAGTGATCATTGTTTTTCCGGCATTATCCGCACCCTTTAAAAAGTTATTCAAATCGTTATATTCTTTACGGATACGCGCTTCTTGCTCTTTCTTTGAATTTATACCCTCTTTTTTAAATACTTTCGGAAAATAATCTTCATGAATTTCGATATGATAAGCTATTGTAATACCATTACGCATTAAAGCCTGTTTAAAAACCGGTATTTGATTTGCAAAATCCATCCAACCGCTTTCTATAATACTGTAATAATATGGTCGAGGATAATATTTTCTTCCGGGTGATGAAAGCCTAACAGGTATAATATATCTGAAATTTCGTTCATCTTTTGTTTTTCCGGTAAAAGGATTTGCTTTCCTTCCTATTTTTATTTCCAACTCATTTACCGGATTTTTTGACCATAAAACAGGACTTACTTCAATATCATTATAATTTATATTGCTATCGCCCCATTTTGTTGAATAAAAATGATGTTCAACATTTCCCGTTTTAGTGTTCGCACTTTCCAAACGACTGAAACTTGCTTCTTTTGCAGCTATTTGCAAAATTTTACGACTATTCGGATTATCTCTGTTTAAAATGATCTCACAAAATCCATTGTAAAACCATTCAATATCTGTTATTAATTCAGAGAACATTCCTTCAATATCATTATTTTCAAAAAACTCTTGAACTTCTTTTAATCCGGCATCATTTTCAATTTCATCAGAAGTATATTCCGTAAATTTACCATTTACAATATGTCCGAATTTAGGACCATTACCATAAGTAACATCAATACGAAATGCGATACAACGGCTGCCAATCGGGTTTTTACCTACTATGTCAATAATTTTATCGGGCAAATCATTATCTTTCCCCCAAGGGGATATTTTGTAAGATTTTTTTCCGTTCTGGGCATTAATAATAACTGCTTCGTCCGGTTCTTCAAAAAATGAATTATTTGAAAATGTAATTGCTGCTTTTGCTCCTGTAAGATAAGCAGCATTTTCACCTATAATAATTTCGTTTTGTTCTATCATTATAATATAATTTCGTGTACGTCAATTTCAATCAATAAACAATAATAGCACCATCTCATTTGCCCACTGTTTGCAGATTTTATATTCATTTTACGGCGTTCATGATTCGATGAAGTTACATAAGCATTTTTCATTACTACTTTATACCCGCCACGCCTTTTATTCTTATTACTGCCTTTGGCAATAAAAACAAAATCATGTTCTTCACCATCCTGAGCTAAATCTATTGCTTTTGTTAATTGTAACATAAAACAAAATTGTTTTTTTAATGCTTTAAAATAAAGGACAAAAAAAGAAATAATTAAGTATAATAATAATGAACATATGTTCAAAATAAAAACTTTTAACTGACCATTTGTTCAATAAACAAAAATATAAGTATTTTAAACATATGTTCATAACACAATAACGGCAGGGGATATGTATATTTTTTTAAAAAGTTGGGCGTGCCCCGCCCTGAAAGCAAAAACAAAAAAACGCAATATTTCTATTGCGTTATATGGATAAATGATTATTTATTTGTATTAACCATAGAAGTTTGAACTGCTAATGACATGATAGATATTATCAACACGGAAGAAGTTGCAGCCTATAAATAGAGTATCCCAAGCATCTCCGCCATCGGTTCTCAGTTCTACCGGGTCTTGAGGTGTGTCCGGTTTTTTTTCTCCGCTTTTATCTTTCCCCCAACCATTAGCACTCACACGAGTACCTGTTTGCTCCATACTTTGAATTAGTATTTCGTTGTTTGGTTGGTTAAACTTAGGGAATAGGTTCCGCATTCCTTTTAATGCTTGGTCTATTTCTTTATGCTTTGCATCGTGCTTATATGCTTGACCTATATATTTAGATGTAACATACCAGCCGCGCGATGACAACACACGTTCAATAGTTTGATAAAAAGCTTCTGTTGAAATCCCTGAACGACCTTGTAAAAATGTTTGGTCATAATAAAATACAAGTTCCTTATTCGGAAGCGGTTCATAATAATCAGCAAACTCATTACATAATTCGGTAAGCATACGCGGATGCTTTACAAAAAATGATTTTAATGTAAGTAATTCGTTTTTATTATAATCCGGTTGACCTACAACCATCCAGTTTATATTTATGTTTGTATCAAAAGCAATATATAAAGGTTTGTTAACATCTATATCCGTATCTTGTTTACAATCGAATGTTTGTTCTTTTGCTGCTTTCCAATCAATATCTCCATAACCGGTACGAAATTCGTTTAAATAAGAATTATCAAATGCAGTATAATAATGTAACTTTTCATTTAAAGCTGCATAAAAACCGCCCTCAGTATTTTTTATTTCTTTTGATAAAATGGCAGTCATAAACTGAAACTTAGTTAAGTTTCTATACTGATCATCAATATACCTTTGTCCTACAATTTCTATATTGTCAAGAATGTTGTAAACAACAAACAAATTTAATTCTTTCCTAAATAAATTAAGCTCGTTGTTTAATTGCTTACGAAGTCTTTTATAATATTTATTATCCGGTTTATTGTTTAATTCATAAATTTTGTAGAGCAATGCTTCTATTATTTTAAGTAAATCTTCATCCAAATATTCTTTATCTTTCAAAAGCCATTGACCGGACTTTGATGTAGGCATATCGGATACCTTCGTAATACCTGTGTGCCATGGGCAATCTCTAAAATAGGCTAATCCTGAGTTAGCAGGTATTGTTTCGTTTTGAAATTTTTCATGATTTATTGTTCGGGCTTCATCAACAATTATATAATCTAATGTTAATGAATTTGAAGAAAAAGGAATATCTTGAGAAATTAAAGGATTTACAGAACCGTTATACCAATGAATGTAGTAATCCCAAGATAGCGGTTTGATGTATGGCATTTTAAATCCTGCGGATGCAGGTGCTTTTCTGCCAACATAATAATGAACATTCTGTTGATACCCGAGTCTTGATAGTGCATGAAATGTTGCCGGCAAAGTTCGCGTAAGTAATTGCTTATAATTTGAACCCACAATTGCACCTGATGAACGAACCATTGACTGTGCGTTTCTTAATAATATAGGCATTATAATTCCTTCCGATTTTCCGAAACGCCTGGATGCTATTACTGTTAAATTTCTCGGCGCAATGTAATGAATGTAGTGTTGTGCTCTATTAAGATAAAACTTCTTGGTTCTTTTCTTTTTCATCGGATTGCATTTTTTCTTCAATTATTTCGGCTTCTTGAATTTCTTGAATTAAATCGGAAGCATTGTATTTCTTAAGTAATTTTTCTTTTAATGCTTTTAATTCTTCTTCCGGAATAGCACGTGCTCCAACTACAGACGGGTCGTTTGTTATCTCAGGCACAAATGGAATAATATCATCAAAGTTTGGTTTATTCACATCTTCGCGGTCTGTAAGATTATGTTTTCCAAGCACGCTTGCCGCATAAGACATATTGTAGGCTTCTTTTTTCTTTTTCGCTAATTTGTATGAAGACTTAACCATTTCAGTTACCATATAGCGTGCCCAAACTTTTTGCGGGTCTGCATTTGGGTTGCGTTCGGTTGCTATCATTCGTTCAATAAAAGTAATATCTCTATAAACCGCATTGAATTTTGCTTTTGGGAATTTTTTCTGGACTTTCTTAAATAAATCATAATCGGCAATAGCTACATTCTTTACTTTTAACTTAAGAATATAAATCATCCTGTCGCGATATTCTAATTCGCTTTCGGTAAAATTTACAACTTCATCTTTTTTAAATGAACGGATTATTTTTTCTATTACGGCTTCACGTGGCATATTATTCTATATTAAAAAAAATTGTTGCTGCTTCGATAATTGCAAAAAAATAAGAAAAAAAAGAAATAATATATGCATTCAATAAAATTGCATTTTTTGTAAAAAATTTTAAATCGAAATAATCAACAAAAAAAGATGCAAATATTGAAACTATAAAAGCGGTTATTATTAACAAAAAAGATTTTAAATATTTATTCATTTTAGAAATTATCTAATTCAATAAAAAGATTTGTTCGTTTATAATCTAAATCAACTAATAATTCTGCAATAGATTGCATTTCATTACCTTCATTCATAACCTTCAACTTCTCATGTAAAGTGCGCATTTTTTTTGAAATTTCAGCTATTTCAATTAATGTTCTTTTTTTTTCAAGAAATAATTTTTCATCGTTATTGAAATATAATTTTTCTTTATACGATAAAAAATCCCACGAATACGAAAGCAACTTGTTTGTCATTGCTTTTGTTCGCGGGATTTTTTTATTATTTACTTCTTGTTTTCTTTCTTTTCTTTCAAATCGATTGTATTCTGCGTGTTCTTTTTTTTTGAAGCATTTTGTTTATACATACGCAAAATGTATTGAAGTTTTGAAACAAGGATACCTTTTGCTGCTTCTTTATTATCTTCATTGACATTTTTAAAAAAATTGTTGAACTTGTCAAATTCAGGAACCACTCCTTTTCCAAACTTATCATAAAGATCAACTCCTTTGTAAAAATTTACTTTTTTTGATTTTAAAAATTGTTCAATTTCTTTCATGAGTATCTAATTTAATATTAATATTTTTTTAATGATAATTTTAAAAAAGCGCCGGAATTACCCGGCACTTTTCAGCCAAAACCCAAATTATGCAAAATTACCGTCCGTAATAATCAAAGAATTATCGTTTGCTTTTGTTATTTCAAACCATTCACCGGCAGCATCAATTAATGCCGTTGCTCCATAAGCTCCATTAAATGCAAGTGAACCGGTTGATGCTGCATCGTATTCAATACGAACTACATCTCCGGGTACCATATTATTTAATGTTGTAAGTACAATAGCAGCTGTATTTGCTCCAACTACCCAACGTTTACTTATAATTAAATCAACGGATGTTGCATCTACAGCCATACGTTCAGGGGCATATAATATTTCTGTTTCTGTAATAATTTGACCGGAATAAATCATTGGCAATTTACAATTTGCCGCATTGAACTCGAATGTTATTCCTTTTTCATCGGCAAATCCTTTTCCAGAATTTTCGGAAGGTTTACAAGTTGCCGGAATATCATCGGTTCCAAGTACGCGCATTTGTCCGCCGCCGGAAAATTCTTTTACAATCACAATTACATCCGTATCTTTAAGAACATTTGCAAGCCCTATACCTTCTGCGTTTGTTCGCGGATAAAATGCGGTTACTTTATTACGGAAGAATGGACCATCAGTTGGACCGTCTGTTTCTCCAACGAGCTCTCCCATTTCCTTAGTACTATATAATGTATGCCAATATTTATTTGCTTTTAAAGTAAAATCACTAATATACCGTGCCGTATCTGCAGGAGTTACCGGCGTTGCGACATTAGGAAAAGCTTCAATATCGTTTTTGTCAATTACATAAATTGTGGTTGAAATACCTGCCATGTTACAACCTGATTCTTTTTTTATGCTCATAAGAGGAACGATTGCCATTGCCACAAATGGTGTAGAAAAAAAGAATGTGTTTAAGGCAGTATCAATCATAATTCCTACTGTAAAAAGCAATATGAACATGATTATATTTTTTGAATGATATGCTAATTTATTCATCATTTTTAAATTAAGAGTTTAAAATTTAAGCTTTAAAAATAAAGCGGCATAAGAACCGCTTCTAATGTTATGCAGAATAATCACCTGCTAATGAAACATGCGATGCGGCTTGCTCATTAACTTGGAATACTTTTTTGTGAACAGAAATAATACGTGCTCCAATATCAGCTTGAATCCAGAATTGAACCAGATTAGGATCTTCCCAAGGGTTACGAACCTGAACAAAAGCGGTATCGGTAAAAGTATTGAAACCAAGGTCGAAATTACCGGGAGTTGTTAAAACAATACGTGTTCCATCGCCCATAGCTTGAGAAACTCTAATGCGAACATTACTGTTACATTTTGCATTAATGTATTCTTGCAAAATGTTAACATCTTGTTTGGCATTGTTCCCTTGAACATTTTGTAAAGCATCAATTGCATGTTGATATACCTTTTGAGTAATTTTCAAAATTGCATTACGCTTTAACAAAGGATGAGCTGCACGAACAAATGTTACTAATGCATCAACTGCCGAAGTATCATTAGCATCAATAGGTGATGCAATTACACCGGTATTTACTAAATTTCCATTTGCCAGCGAAATTTCAGTCGCTGTAATTTTGTCGTCAATTATTTTATCGTAACCATCTAAACCGCCTGCAGGGGTTCTGTCGAGAATGTTACGAACTCCTCCATAAATTGAGAATAAAATATCCTCAGAAAATGTACGAATAGCTTGCGTTACCACTAAACGTTCAAGCGGATGTTTTTTTTGTTGGTTGAACATAGGGTCTCCGGATGTAGGATTATTCAAAAGTTGAACACTTTGATAATTCTTAATAGAATCTTTCAAAGGTCCTACAATCGGATTTACGGTTAATGCAGATTCAACTGCTTTCCCAAGGTCGGCATAATCCATTGTTGCCGGGTCGTAAGGGCGCATAATTCCCGCTTTGCGCTCAAAGCTGGTAATTACATCTTTGTTTGCAACTTGCTTTAATGCAATTGCATCAGCTGCCAATTCAGGTCCTAAAATATAGTAAGGATAGAATCTTAATTCAGGCTGATATTTTACTGCTTCGTTTTGAAGTGTTGTAATGTCTATGATTGCCATTTTTTAAAATATTTAGTTTTTGAAAAAAAAAGTTTTTGAAATTAAATACAATAGATTTGCATATTAGCTTAATAAACCAAATGCTTTTCCTATAGCTTGATAATTTTCTTCAAAAGATTTTGAAGGGTCGTACAGTTTACCATCGGAATCGGCTTTTCCGTCTGTATCGTTTTTTTCGATAATTTCCGGTGCACCGGGTAAATTTTTCAATCGCTCATTCTCGATTTTCAAATTTTCAAGTTCTTGTATAGCAGAAGTTAATTGTTCGCCAGCTTCTTGTTTTTCTTTAGCAAGGCTTTCAAATTTTTGTAGCATATCGCTCATTTTACTTTCGTAATCATTGAGCGTTGATTTTAACTGCTCAATTTCATCAGCTCTTTGTTTTTCAACAGGCTTTAAACCGAAAGTTTCCGCAACTTTTTGCATAAAAGTGCGTTCATCAATATTTTGTCCATTTTCTGACATAGCTTTCAAATTTTTATTGTTATTATTAATTAAATTGATTGTTTCTTGTACTGCATAATCAAAATTACCGATGTCATCGATTAAAGTACTTACCACCTCCTTTGCAAAAAACATCTTACCGGTTAAATGTTTATCTGAAACATTCGGTCTGTTTTCTTTTACTTTATCAATAAAAGCACTTGCAAGCGGATTTAGCATTTCTTTTTTTAAAGAATCGTAATTTCCTTTTAGTGCATCGGCTAATATTTTGTTTTTATCGCTTGATTGGTCGGCGTTTATAGAATGAAATTTAATTCCTTGTTTTTCCCAATACGGTTTCATATCAGCAAATGAAATCATTACACCAATGCTCCCGATTTGGTCATTTGGTGTAGATGCAATTATTTTATCGGCATTTGAACCAATCCACAATGCAGCTGATGCCATCATTCCGTTTACAAATGCAGTTATAGGTTTTTTTGTATTCTTTACAATATCGCCAAGCGCTTCGGTACCATCTACAGTTCCGCCAGGGCTATCTATATCCAACATTATTGCATCAACTTCCGGATTATTGTCTGCTTCTTTAATCCATGTTCCTATTGTTTGCATTCCGGCAGGTTCGCATGGTTCATCGTATTTCATTAGCTCACCCTTAATAGGTATAACTGCGACTTTATTTGATGATGATTTTTCGTTTGATTGTTTGTTTTGGCTTAATTCTAAAAAAACAGGTTTTGATTTTTCGGTAATGCGTTCCAAAATATCTTTGCCTTCTAATAAAGAATGAATAAGTGTTCCATGCGAAAGAGCTGTTTGCGGTTCGATTGCCCAAGCAGATCTTAATATATTCGATGTAAGTTTAAAATTCATAGTTTTTCACATTTGTAATGCAAAATTGACTATGAATGTTTTATTTTAGAAGGACTTTTAAACTAAAAAAGGCAAGGGTTCTACTGAATTGTGTTTAAATTTAATTTCGTACGTATTCACAAAATTAGATGATTTTTGTTTTTTAGTTAAAAAAACAGGATTTTCTAAATTACCGAGCAATTTTTCATAACCTTCGGTAAAAACTAAACGCAAAAGCAGAGGTTTGTTCCTTAATTCTTCAAATTTTGTTCTATTTTCGTTAGAATCGCCGGGGAAATTAATTGAAATTGTTTGAGTATATAAAATTCCCTCATCTTTTTCGCTTTCAGATTCCTCAAAATCTGCCGAACCGGTTGTATTATATAGCTCTTTCCAATCTCTTCCGGCAAAGAAGTTTACAGATATTGTTTTGTCTCCATTCTCAACTACCGATTCTACATCTGAATCATATTTATCTAAATAGGCATAAAAAATTTTTAAAAGCGGTAAAAAAATGATTGAATTTTTATTTATTGACATCTTTTATATTTTTAAATTATTGAAAATCAGTATATAAAACAAGACATTAAGAATATTTTTGTTTAAGTTATTGAATATTAAATATTTTCGTGTCCTGTGGGTTTCGTTGTATGTATTTTATAAGCGTGTCAAGCGGAATATCATCTTCATTAATATTAAATTTATCGTTAAAATTTAAAATTGCCTGCTTCCGTTCAGGGTATTCATTAAACAGATAATTTAATCCGATGAACATTCCTAATTCGCTTCTGTAAATTTCGTCAATAATACGGTTAAAGTCAAATACATTTCCGGCAGATAGAGTTAAATCGTATTTATGGTCAAAAACGATTGTAATTTTATCAGTAAACTTATCGTTTTTTTTCGGTTTATTTTTTCGCTCGGCAAATGATTTAATAATTAATTGACCAATCATTGAACGTTTGTTCACATTAATATAATCCTTATTAATACCAAATCTTTTAATAAGATATTTTTTTAAATGCGGTTTAATTGGAATTGAAGTCGTAAATTTCATTACAGGTAAATTTTAAAAACCGGCAGGAAAAAATCCTGCCGTAAAATTAAAATTATGGAATCTTTAAAAATAGAGATGTAAAGATGTGTAATAAAAATAAAAAAGTAAAGAATTGTTGATAAATAGAATTGTAGGCAGCAAAAAATGTGCTGCCTACAAATATAGGCAAAAAAGGCAAAAAAAGGCTAAATTGTAGGCAGTAGGTTTCAAATTTTGCTTTTTTACATAAAAGTTTAAAAAAACAACTCTATTTTATTTTACATTATTCTATTATATTTTACATTAATTAAAGTTTTATTTAAAAAGTATAGAAAAAAAAAAGTTTTTGTGTTTAAAAACGCAAACTACGTGCCTACATGCCTACAAATTTGACTACTTTAATTTAAATTGAGTAAAGTTTTATTTTAATTATGTAAACAATACATATACAAAAAATCATAAAAAGTAAAGTTTTATTTACAAGCTACACTGCCTACAAAAACTACAAATTTTTAAAATCGGATAAAAACGTACTGCCTACAATTAGCCTACAATATAAAAAATAAACAAATAGCTTATATATATATATATTATTTATTATTAGTATATTATATTATGTTGTAGGTATGTAGGCATGTAGTTTAAGTTTTTCACTATATTTTTTTGATTTAGTTTTACTTATTTTAAGTAATAAAAAAACCGGCAAAAGCCGGTGGGTTAGTATAAATTTTTGTTTATTGTTCTTATACCGCTAATTTTAAGGAATAAGAACAATGAATATATACATATGTTAGCATTAATACTAAGTCCATTGGTCAGCCATAGCATCTGCAATTCCATCAAATGTTTTGCTTCTTAGTTTTGCTCTTTCGTCTTTTGGTAACTTTAACGCATCACAATACCAAGTGGCCATAGTTTTTCCACTTTTAAATTTAGTTCTCTCAGGTGGTTCAACTATGTCAGTTGGTTTTAAATTTGGCAAACCTTTAATCCATAGGCAAGTTCTTTTTTCAAAAGCATCTCCGAACTCATAAGGTTGTATAATTTGGTCTGGCTTTCTCCATTCACTGCTCATTACACCAACAGGGTTTTCTATCACAATTTTATCACAATCTACATTTGCAAACATCATAAAAAAGTCAATTGCTTCTTTCCTGTCAGCGTGTCTTTTAATTGCTTTTTCTCCATATTTTTCAACATTAAACCATCGGTTACCTGTTACCGTTAAATATGTGCAAGGAGGAAATGCAATTATCATATCCCATTTTTGGGTTAATAATTCAGTAACATCTTGTTGCAAGTGCCATTCAGGGTGTCCACCGCTACAAGGTAAAATATCACAACTAAATGCTTCGTGTCCTTTTGCTCTCATTCTCTTTGTTACTGCTTGGCTTTCCTCACAGGCTAATAATATTCTCATAATTTTGTTTTTAAGTTTTGTAATTCTAAATCCGTACTAATGCTAACAAGGTATATATTGCATATTTGCGAAAAGCAAATCCGACAACATATACAGGTCGTTACCTGCCATTTAAAGTGGCTAAACAACGTTTGCAATAATCATAATCACTGACTTTGACCCATATTGATGGTTGTATTTTTGGGTCTGATTTCCAAAATTCATAAACTTGACCATATTTATCGATTTTAACATTTATATCTGTTAATTGAGCACCCTGCAATTTGCTTCC